GGTCTACTTTCCCGCCGCCCGCCGCCTCCTGCTCGGTCCGGGCGGTCCAGCCCCGGCGCAGGGTGCCGCCCTTTTTCCCGCTGCTCCGTGGGTATTGCCCCACCGGGGTGCGGGGGATGACCAGGGCCAGCAGCCGGGCGGCCAGCTCTTTGGACACATCCTCACAGAATTTGTCCAGGTCCATGTCCTGGAGCTTTTGCAGGTTATCCCGTAGCTTTTGGAGCTGCTTGTAATCGACATCGCCCCACCGCATTAGGCCCACTCCTTGAACAGCTCCAGGGGGACCTCCTGGTGGCAGGTGTAAACGGCAGGTTTGCCGCTCCGCTCATAGTCACGGGTGACGCCGTTCTGGGTCACCGTGATTTTAGAGCCCTCCGGGATGTCCACGGACGGGTCAATATAGAGCGTCACCGTCTGGGCTACCAGGGCCGCCTCCTCGGTGGGTTCGGTGCTCTTGACGGTCTGGTGGGAAATGCGGCAGGGTAGGCCGGAGGCCGTCACTTTCTCCACCGGCTCCGTGCGGCCATTGGCAGGGTTGAGCACACCCTGCCGCACGGTGACGGTGGCCAGGCCGGTCCAGAGGCTCTGGATGGCCTTTTTGTAGGCGGCGGGGACTACCATCTCAGCCTCCGAAAAGCCGCCAGGGTGCTCTCTGCCGGGTGCATGAGCTGGGCCAGCATGGCGTCAAAGCGGCTTTCCGCATTGCTTGCACCATCGCTGGCCCCGGCAAAGGTCACGGAGATGTCCCCCTCCGTGATACTCTTGGCGGGGGCGTTGAAGTCAAAGCCCTCCAGCCCGTCAAGCCCTCCGGCGGCTTTCTTATCAAACAGGAAATGACCGGCCACCATGTCCACAAGGGTGTAAAAAAGAGGAGGCGGGAGCTTTCGGTGGTTGATGTTCGCCAAAAGCTCCGCCTCACACTTGCGGATGGTGTATTTAAGGCCGGTTTCGTCAGCGTCCGTGACAGTGTAGCCCAGCATGGCCAGCCGGTCCACCACGGCCTCATACACGCCCTCCATGTCCTTAGCCTCTGGAGAGGATGCGGGCAATGGGGATGGCCTTGTGGGCGATGTAGGAGCGGTCGTTTTCCTCCTCCTCGCCGGAGTGGACCAGGCACCAGTTGGCACCGTTGGCCAGCTCTGCATCCGTGGGGGAGAGAGTGGTCTGGCTTTTCTTTTCGTAGGAGATGCCAAAGGGAGAGAATACCTTGCGCTGGCGGGTGTAGAGGGTGTCCACGCCGCCGTCCGTCTTGGGGTCACGGGCCATTTCATAGGGGACCTTGGCACCGATGTCCTCAAAGCTGATAGCGCCCTCGCCCAGCACATAGGTGGTGTAGCGGGTGCCGGGGACCACATAGCTGTCCGCCGCAGGGGTGCCCTCGCCAAAGTAGGGGGTGACCTCCGCCTGGTTGATCTGGCCAGCAGTAGCACCGGAGGCCTTGACCTGGAGCGCTCCCTCATCGGAGGCGCTGGCGGGGAAATAGCCGTCCGTGGCAGGCATCCCGTCATCCACCACAACGGTCTTGCCGTTCCAGGTGTAGAGGGTCAGGTCACGGGTCACACCGTCCTTGTCGGTGTACTTGAGGGCGGTGAGCAGGTTGAGGTTTTCCAGGTTGGTGGCAGGAACAGAGTGCATGAACACAAGAGAAAACTTCTTCTTGCGGTCACCGCAGGCCTGGGCGGTGGCGCTGTTCATGGTGGTGGCCTCCATGTTGCCCGCCACCTCATAGGTGTGCTTGGCCACAAACTCAGCGCTCTGGCCGCCGGTCATGGCAAAGACGCCCTTGAGGACGGCCAGGATGGTGTCCTGGTCAATGTCCTGCCAATACTCGGAAACCTGCTGGGCCACATTGTCCATCCAGTCAATGCCGCCGGTGATGTCAAAGGAAAAGTCCTTTTCGGTCCAGGCCTTGGCACGGCCAATGACCACCACGCCCTGCTCAAAGGTCTTGGTGGAGGTGGCGGTGATGTCGGTCTGGCCGTCATAGTTGACAGCATCGCCGTCCAGCAGGCCCCGCATGGCGATGCGGGCATAGCCGGTGCCGCCCTGGGTGCTGAACACATCCCGGATGTCGGGGTTGCCCGCCAGCGCTCTGGACTTCCGCATTTCATTGAGGCGGGTGCGGGGGATGCGGTCCACCGCATACTTGAAAGCCTGGGGATTGAAAGACTTGGCGTCAAACTTGGTGTTAGGCATAGTTCAATCTTCCTTTCTGCAAATTAGTTGGTGTTGGGCTTGCGCTTGCGGCCCCTGGGGGCCTCTTTGGTGCCGGTGGTATCATCACCCTCCGGCTCATCCTCCGGCTCATCCTCCGGGCCGTCCTGGGCCGCCCCTGTGCCCGCAGGGGCCAGACGGTCCATGACTTCCTGGACAATGGCCTCCGCAAGCTCCTGTGTCAGCCGGATGGCCAGCTCTTTGGCCAGGGCGTCCGTCAGCTCTTTCACGGAGGAGATGTTGTCCGCAATGTACTGCACCACGGCCTCCTGGGTGCGGGGCAGGGATGCGGCGGGCTTGCCGGTCAGCTTGGCCGCCAGATTTCTCAAGGCGTCCTCAAAAGACACGGCTTTGGCAGGGGTTGTGATGTTTCGCATGTTGTCACCTCATTCCAGCTTGGCGTCCGGGTTTTCGGCCAGGAAAGCCGCCAGCTCGGAATAGGACATCTCAGAGGGCTTTTTCCCCTCGCCGGGTTTCCGCCCGGTGTCGGGGTCGCCGGGTTTCCAGCCGGTCAGCTTGGCCCCGGTGCTCCCAAAGAGAAAGTCCGTGTTGGCGTCCTTTTTCATGGCCTCGATTTTGGCGGCCAGGGTGATGCTCTCATTGTTCACCTTGGCCACCACCTTGCCGTCCTCAATCTTGGCGTCCTTGAGGTAGTCGGCCAGGAGAGCCCGGACAGCGGTGTTGTTCTTGGCTCCGGCGGCGGTGAGTTCGGCGTCCACGGCGGCAGTCAGCCGGATAGTGGCCAGCTCTTTCTCATAAGCGGCCTTGTCCGCCTTGTTCTGCTGCTCCAGTTCGCCAATCTTGCGGGTCAGCTCCTCGTTGTCGCCAGCGGACTTTTTCAGCTCCTCAAGCTGCTTGGCGTGTCCCTTGGCGGCCTCCTCAAGCTGGCCCACCTGGGCCTCCAGCTCCTTGACACGGGTGTTTTTGGCGTTGAAGTCCGCACGGGCAACAAAGTCCTTGCCAATCGCCTGGCAGGCGGCGGCGTCCATGTCCTCCGTGTAGGCATCGCCAATGATTTCCTTGAGCCATAAAAGTTTCATGTTGCGTTACCTCCTGTTATCTGCTTTCCTTGTGTCCGGCCAGTCCCGGTATGGCAGCGCCCCTGTTGGTTTCCGCCGGGGCCCGGCGGTATTTGGGTATGAAAAAAGCACCGTGCTTTTCAGCACGATGCTTTCATCATCGGGTCAGTAGAGGATGTCTGGGTCAATATCCAGCTCATCCAAATTGGTCCAGATAGAGGGGAGGATGTCCTTGTCCCCCTCCAGAGCCGTGAGCAGGTCCTCTTTGGTGTAGCCGTCCGGGGGGCCGTAGGAGGCCCCGTTGGCGTCCAGATACACCAGGCCGGGGCCCGGCTCATCCCCCACAAAGCGGCCTCCAAAGGCCTGCTCATAGGCGGTGACGGCCTCCTGGAGCTCCTGGTTGGTTGTCACATCGGAATACTTAATCATGGCGTTGTCACCCCTTTCAGCAGTTTCTCAAACTCCGCCAAAGCGGTGGGAAAGTATTTCTGCATCAAAGCGTAGCGGTCAGCATCGAATTGAGCGGCAAACATGTGGGCAAAGGCCTCTTTCTCCAGCATCCCGGAGTAGGTCCAGTAGCGTGTGTTCCAATGGCCGTATGTGCCAGCGCACTTGTTGCGGGACATTCCGCCGAACAGATCGGAGATTGCATTGGGCAGCGCCCCACGGAGCTCCTGAGAGATGATTGCATAGGCATCCGTCTTTCTCTTTGTGCCGTGGGCTTTCATGGTAGCCTTGACATAGGCCTCAAAGTCCTTTTTCAAGGCATCGCCAAAGTCTGGCGTCTGCATGGATGTGTAGCCGCTCCCGGCGCATGACATAAAATCAATATAATGGCCGTGTTCATGGAAAAAGGTTGTTGCTGGGCCTCTGGGGTCCGTCATGTCGTTGGCAAAATTCATTTTAACCTTTTGGATGCGGCTGTCAAAATGCGGCGTGCCGGAGAAAGCCCCATCCGCAACGGAGCCGGGCTGGACATAGCGCTCAAAGACAGCCTGGGCCGTCTGATTGCCGGACGCATAGTGTTGCTCAAGGGCGTCCGTGTAGCCGTTGGGGGATGCGGGCAAGCCCTGCACAACACTCTGGAAATGCGTGGTTGCCTTTGCGGCCATTGTACCACTCCCAGAGGGCACCTGTAAACCGGGGGTTGGGCCCTGCACAAAGCTCTGCCGCCATTGGGCAAAGGTGGTGTTGGCCGGGACCTTTTTGGTGGTGCCGTCCGGGTTGCGGGTCCAGCGCTCCCCCAGGCCCTCCATGTCCTCAAAGTAGGGGGCGGTGCAGCAGCGGCACCAGGGATGGAACGGCGGAGCGGTGAGCCCCACCTGGTAGTCCGACATCTTGAACACCTTGCCGTCCAGCGCCGAACACAGGCCGCAGGTGTCCCGGTCAAAAGAGGCCACAATCCTGTATTTCTCCACGCCCAGGGCGTTGAAACAGTCCTTTTGAGCGGCGCTGGAGAAATAGGCGCTTTCCGTCATCACCAGGCGGCCCGCCTTGGAGCGGGACACCTCAAACTGCTTGGAGATGGCGGAGATGGCCCGGTCTGGAGCATCTCCCCGTATAATCATCTGGGTGAGCTGGGTGTTGACGCTGTTCACAAGGCTCTGCTTGTTGGTCCAGCAGCGGTCCCGGAAAGTCTGGCCGTCCGTGGTCCATGGCCGGGAGAGGACCTTGGTGATGGTCCCCTCATTGACGGCCTGCATGGTCCAGCCCACGCCCAGGCCCTTTTGGACCTCATAGGCCGTGTGGTAAAAGCTCCCGGTGTAGGATTGCCGGGCGGCCCGGTCTATGTAGTCAAGCTGATTGGAATAGAGGAGCTCTGCCTGCTGCTGGAGCTGGATTTTGAGGGCATCCAGCCGGGAGATGTGGACCCTGGCGCTGGCGTTCTCCAGCTCTTTCATCCAGGCCCCGGTGAGGGCGTTTTCCTCGCCATGCTTGATGTAGTCCTCAACCGTCCAGCGAAACTCCGCCAGCTCACCACTGTTGAGCAGCCGCTTGGCGTCTGCCAGAGTGATGTCATTGTTGGCGGCAAAGCGCCTGTACCATGCGGACATCTGGCGCTCAATCTCAGCCTCAGCGGCCCGGAATTGGGCATCCAGGTTTTCCACATAGGAGTATGACTGGTCCAGCAGGGCGTCCTCCATGTTTTTCATGCGCTGGGCCCAATAGTCCGCATTGCGCTGGAGGTTATTCCTGGGCATTGCCGTCACCGCCGTCCTGGCCGGTCACGGGGTTGCCGGAGCCGTCCCCGCCGTTCTGCCGGTTTTTCATAAAGGCGGCCTGGTAGGGGTCGGCCATGGCCTCCTCCTTTTCGTCCTTGATGCGCTGGAGCTCCTGCTCCGGGTCACTCACCCAGGGGTGCATCTTCACAATGGTTTCATCGGAGAGGATGCCCACGGAGTTCTTGCAGTTGTTGATGACCTCAGTTTCATTGATGAGGACATCCCGGTCAAAGATGACCTTGACCTCCGTGCCCTCAAAATTCCCCCGGCCCGTGTTGGCCAGGTGTTGGTTGACAAACCAGAGCAGCTCCTCCATGGAGGCTTGAAACTCCATTTCAATGCCGTTGGCGTCCAGGTCAATATCAGAGTACATGCTCTGTATATTCATCTGGTTGGGGTTGCCGCTCATGCGGTCATCCTTGGCGTCATAGCCTCTGGCGTTCTCAATGATGGCGTCCTTGAGCAGGGAGAGCAGGACCTTGTAGTTTTCGGCGTTGACCTCAATCTGGAGGGTGTCCACGCCGCCCTCAGAGCCCTCATAGGAGCGGACCTTGATGATGCCGTAGGTGGCCAGGTTGGCCCGGAGCCGCCCCAGGTCCTCCCCGTCATAGTTCTTGATGACCAGGATGGTGGAGTGGATGTCCTCCTCCATCTGGTTGGCAAAGTTGGAGATGATGTTGTTGTAGGCGTCTTGCAGGCATTTCACCCTGGACAGGAGGGGGATTTCATGGTGGGAGCTCTTAAAGCACACCAGGGGGATGCGCTCCCAATTATAGCTGGTTTCCTTGCCTGTCTGGGGGTCCGTGGTGGTGATGTAGGGCCCGGACCGGGCAAAATCGTCCGGCTCAAGGGTCCCGTCATCCCGGCGGACAAAACAGTCCACGCCGCCGCCGTGCATGACCTCCACTTTGACCACATCCTTGGTCTGTTCAGTTTCGTCATACTCCAGCACCACATAGACATGGACGGCAGCATCCAGGATGGTGTGGTCAGCATCCGCCCAAAAAGGCAAAACCTCATCAGCGGGAAAGCGCTGGAAAGCCAGCTCCCCGTTTTGGTCGTAGTAGGGGAACACCCAGCACTTGCCGCCAATCCAGGCACCCTCTCCAATGTTGTGCATGGTCCGCTGAAAGCGGGACCCAAAGACGGTGGAGAGGGCCTCTGCATAGGCCTTGTTTTCAGTATCAAGAGAAAAAGGCCGCCCAAAGGAATAATTGGTTTTCTGGTCCACCATCTTGGCATAGATGTTGTGGACCAGTCGGTTATTGGGCAGATGCTCCAGCACCTTGATGTTTCCGTCATCGTCCAGGGCAATGCGCTTGCGGCGGGTCACATCCTGGTCCCCGTCATAGTAGGCCTCACCGGCCAGCTGCCGTTTTCGCTCTTTGGAGCCCAGCCAGGCCGTGATTTCAAGCTCCAAAAAGCGCTTGTCCGTCATGCCCCGGCGGAAATTGGTGGCCGCCCTGGCCACACAGTCATCCCGCAAATTAAGCACCACCACCGTGCATCACCTCCTTTTCTGGTTTTCCTGTTGGGGGGGGGTATTAAATCCAATGGGCCGGGCTTTGCACTTCTCCAGCGTGAGGGTCTGCCCAGGGAGCTCCACCTCAATCCGCAAGGTGCGGTATGGCAAGCGCTCTGCCCATTGTTCAATCTTAGATAAAACATATTGCTGCTCAAACATGGCACACCTCAAAAGCTGAAAATCTCGGGCGCAAAGACCTTGTGGACAAAATAGCGCACATCGTCCATTGCGTGGTCATTCTCCTTGATGGGCCGGTCCATGGGGGCCTTTTCGTCCCAGCGATAGAGCCCAAACTCCCGGATGCAGTCCGTGCAGCAGGAGCAGATGAAAATGTCCCCGCTTTGGAGCCTGGTGGCCACATCCCGGATGCCGTCCAGGACAGAGTTGGAGGCCTTTTCCACATAAAAGCGGCCATGCCGCCGGATGACCTCAATAAAGCTGGCCGCTGAGGGGTCAACGATAACCGCCCGGATAAGCAGATCACCGGCCAGCTTTTCCAGCTCTGCATAATACTCCTCATCGGTGAGCTGGCGGCCCACCTTGCGGCTATTGTAGTAATACTCCCGGATGCGATACCATTTCCCGCCTGCCCGGGCCCAGAGCCCCATGCTGGTGGGGTTTGCGGTGCCGTAGTCAATGGAAATGTAGTAACGGTCATAGGGCCGGGGAGCATCCGGCACCACATGAAAATCCTTGTTGAACATGGTATAAATCAGCCCCTCCGCCACCACCCAGAGGCCCCGGATAAAGCGGTCATAAAACACGCCGGAGTATAGGCTCTCATACCTGGCCTTGACGGCGGCGGAGAGGCTGAGGTTGTCATCCATGGTGAAATGGAGGTGCAGCATGTTCCGCTTGCGGGCCTCCAATATCCAGGTGAGATAAAACCAATGGCTGGGCCCCTCTGGGTTGCAGTTAAACCAGAGCTTGGAGCCCTCCACGCTGCACCGGGCGCAGGCCTGCTCAACGAAAGAGCGGGGCATGAGGGCCACCTCATCCAGCAGGACGCCCGCCAGGGTGATGCCCTGGATGAGTGAGGCGCTGCTCTCATCCCGCCCGCCGAACAGGTAGAAGTTGTTGGAGCGCCCGGCGGCGCTCACCACAATTTTGTTTTCCGTGCGGTGCTCTTTGAACGAAAACACCCCGGCCAGCCAGGTGGGCAGGTTGGTGGTCACATTGCGCCGCAGGCTCTCAATGGTCTTGCCACACAGGGCAAAGTTTTGGCCTTGAAAGCGGCACATGGCCCACATGACAAAGCCCACCGTCATGGCCACCGTCTTTCCAGATCGGATGGAGCCGTCACAGATGATGCCGTCATAGTCCCCAAAGCCCGGCCTATTCCACCAGGTCATGGCCAGATTTTGCCGGGGGCTCAATTTCTGGTATCTCATCCGTGTCTATCTCCTCTCTGGTGCTTTCCTCAATCACCTCAAAGATGTTGTTTTCCTGCTCATTGCTGGAGCCGTTGTTGGCATCAAAGACGCCCAGGTGCTTGCCCAGCAGCTCCAGGGCCCGCACCTTGTCATGGAGCTTGATTTCTGTGCCATATTGGCCCTCCTTGATGGAGGCAACGGCCTTTTTCTTTTCCTCCGGCACCTCAGCGGTGGGGGTCAGCCGGACCAGGCCGTTGTGGGTGATGGTTGCAAAGTCGGTGCCGTTGGCAAAGGCGATGGCGGCCAGCTCCTCCAGCACCCGCTCCTGGGTGATTTCCAGCTTGCCCCGGAGCTTTGCCTGGCGCTTTTGGATTGCGGCTTGTATGTCAACATTCGTCAACAGCCTTTGCCCTTGGCTCCTGGCTGTTTTTTCGCTGTACCCGGCCCGCTTTGCGGCGGCGGTGGCATTGAGGTCCACCAGGTACTCATCCACAAACCGCTCTTGTCTGTCATTCAGCTTTGCCACACTCACCACCCCAAAACATAATAAAAAGCCGCTTTTCTTTGAGAAAAGCAGCCAAAAAGACATAGTGAATGGCGGCAGGGGTCTGGTTTCACTTCCGTCACCCTGCCGCCACTCTCAAAGGAGGTAATACCATGATGAGGCATACACCCGCTATGTCAGTGTAACATAAGTACACCGGACAAAACGGACAATCTCTTTTAGTTCCGTTCCAGATACCGTTTCACGGCTTTTCTGCATCCGTCCTCGGTATTCCCTCCGCCAATACAAGCGGCCACCTGCCGCCAGGGGAGTCCATTGACAAAACGATAGGTGAAAATCTGCCGGAGGAGGCTGTCATCAATGCTGGAGATGTAACGCTCCAGGCGGCTCCGCTCATAGAGGCATTGCTGGTGCTTGGCCTCAATGATGCCCCGCAGATCGGCAATCTCCGCCGCATATTCTCCCACCTTGTCCGTCACGCCCGGGGCGTGGGGCATCCCGGTGATGACCTGGGCCCCCGGCAGCGCTTTGACCTCAAGCTCCTGGAGGCGGCGCTTGTCCATCTCAATTTCCCGGTTTAAGTAATACAGCTGGGACAGCTCTTTCAAGGTCATGCGCTCAGTCCTCCGTTTTCTCTCCAGTCCACTCCGGCTGGCAGTTTCCCTCACCCATCATGCACACCTTGGCGCACACCTTGCAAGGGTCACCGCCCGCCATGACAAAGTGCATGTCCTTGAGTAGCTTGGCATAAGCGGCCCGCTCGGCATCCAGCTCCGCTTTCATCATGGCGGCCTCTTTCTGGACGGCGTTGCACATGGCCCCGGCCTCCTCAGCCTCCTTGGCGTATCGCTCAAGGTCCTGGACCTGCTGCCGCAGGGCCTCAATGGTCAGCTTGTCCGCCTCATGCTGGATGGCCAGACGGGCGCTTTCCCGGATGAGCTCATCACAAAAAACCTGCTCACCATTCAAGATCACTGTTAAATTGCTCTTGCTCATGTTGCACTCTCCTTTACCTTGCGTATTCTGGCCTTTAGGGCCCGCATGACAGCCTCATGGGTGTCTGCCCGGTCCCGTATGGTGGCCATGACATCCTCATCCTCACAGCCCTGCACAATGAGGTAATGCACAAACACTTTTTCGTAGGGGGAGCCCTGCCGGTACAGGCGGCAGTTTCCCTGGTCATTCAGCTCAAAGCTCCAGTTGAGGCCGTACCACACCACATGGCGGCCACCGGCCTGGAGATTGAGGCCGTAGGCGCAAGAGGCCGGATGCACCAGCAGCACATCCACCTCTCCGGCGTTCCAGGCATCCTCATCCTCCACGCCCTTATACACCCGGACCCGCAGCTTGTCCGCCCGGCCCCGGTTGTACTTCTCCAGGCGCTCCAGGATGCGGTCCTTGTCGTGCTGGTAGCCGTAGAATGTGAGGCAATGCTCCCCATTGAGTTGCTCCAGCAGCTCCGTGTAGGCCTCCAGCTTGCAGTCATGCACCGGGACCACCTTGCCGTCATTGCCATACACGGCCCCATTGCAGAATTGCAGCAACTTGCCCACCAGGACCCCGGCGGTGCCCGCCGTGATGATGTCCTCATCCACCTCCAGCAGCAGGTCCCGCTCAAACTGGTCATAGGCCTTTTTGGCCTTGGGGTCCAGCATGACGGGGATTTCATGCTGGATGAAGTCCGGCAGTTGCAGGTAGTCTTCCGCTTTCATGGAGATGCAGATGTCGGAAATGGCACCCAGCACGGCGCTCTCCGCTCCGTCCTTGGCCTTGTAGGAAAAAATCTGGGTCCGGCTCCGCTGGTCCGGGTCAAAGTATCTCTCCCGGTAGGCGGAAAGCGTGGGCCCCAGACGGGCCCCGCCGTCCAGGAGGTACACCTGGGCCCATAGGTCAATCAGCCCCTTGGAGGACGGCGTGCCGGTCAGCAGCACCACTTTCTTGATAAACCGGCGGATGCGTTTGGCCGCCTTAAACCGCTTGCTCTGGGGGTTTTTGAAACTGGTGCTTTCATCGAAAACCACCATGTCAAACGGCCAGGCCTGCTGGTAGTAGTCCACCAGCCACTCAAAGTTTTCACGGTTGATGACATAGACATCCGCCGGAGTGTTGAGGGCCTTGATGCGCTTGCTGGCGCTCCCCAGAACGGTGGACACCCGGAGATGCTGGAGGTGGTCCCACTTAGCTGCCTCCTTGCTCCAGGTGGCCTCCGCCACCTTTTTGGGGGCCACCACCAGGACCTTGGCCACCTGCCAGCGGAAATACTTGAGGATGTTGACCGCAGACAGGGTGATGACCGTTTTGCCCAGCCCCGGCCGGAGAAACAGCCCCACCGTGGGGTCCTCCACCACCCGCTGGATGCAGTAGGCCTGGTAGTCATGCGGTATGTACTGCATCACCAAAAACCTCCCTCAGAAACTCTTTCACGGCGTCCATCCCATAAAGCACCCGGACATCCGCCCCCCGTTTCTCCAGCTCGCCTCTCTGCCATTTCTGGACCTTGGCCAGCCTCCCAATCTCGGTTTTCAGCTCCACATACACCGTCTTGCCGGTGGGGGTGATGATGATGCGGTCCGGCACACCAGGATTGCCAGGGGACACGAATTTATAACACAGGCCGCCGTGCTCTTTCACCTTGCGGACCAGGTAGCTCTCAATGCTGCTTTCTCTCAATCTTTTCAGCCTCCAATCGGGTCCTGCAACAATGTAACCTCGCGCGCGTACTTATGCGCACACAGGCGGTTTAGAGAATTTTTATTTTCTCTAATCCTCTAATTCTCTCTATTTTCAAAATCAATAGAAATGAATGTTGCAATGTTGCAGAGCCTTAAAAAGTCCAGTGTTTTCAAGGGTTTAGGCCGTAACATTGCCCGTAACATTGCCCGCAACATGTTGCAGGCAGATGTAACATTCAAAATCAATGTTGCAGGCAATGTTACACTAAATGTTACGCCTCTTTAGAAAGCCTCTCTGGGCTCCGCAGTAGCCAAAACGCAAGGCGCTTTTGCTCTTTTCCCAGCCGCCGGAGGCCTCAATGATACTGTTGATTTCCGCCGTGTCGGAGTAGCGGATGTCCTTTTGCTTGCCGTCCAGGGCCTCACACCACACCTCCAGGGCACACACCCGGTCACGGTCCACCAGCTTGACCTCACCCTGCACAGCGCCGCCCCAGAACATGCGGCGGCGGTCCAGCGGCCAGCTCTGCCAGTCCTCCGGGACCTGCTTGTCCAGAAAGTCCATGATGATGCCCTCCCTGGTGCTGGCCTCCCGGTGCTCCTCCTGCTTTTGCTTGGCGGCGTCCTCCAGCTCCCCTTTGAGGAAAAGGGGCTCTCCGGCCCTCCAGCGGACCACGGCCTCCGCCCATAGCTGGTCAATCTCCTCCGGCAGATCGGACCACACCGTTTTCGTGTGCGGGACCACGCCCACATCCACCGGCCAAAAGCGCCGGTTGCCGGTACGGTCCTGGAGATAGTCGGAGGTGTTGGTGGTGCCGAAGAACACGCAGCACCGGGGCAGCTCCTTGACATGGCGGCCATAGGCGGCCCGGAAACGGTCCGCCCGCAGGGAGAGAAACTGCTTGATGCGGGCCACATCCGTCCGGCGGAAAGCGTCCAGCTCGGACACCTCCACCAGCCAGACGCCCTGGAGCAGTTCAGAGGCCTCCTTGCCCTCAAAGGTGCGGATGCTGTCATTAAACCAGCCCCGGCTCATCTTATCCAAAAGAGTGCTTTTGCCCAGGCCTTGCGGCCCGGAGAGGATGAGCATAGTGTCATACTTGATGCCGGGGACCATGGCACGGGCCACGGCGGCGGTGAATGACTTGCGGGTCACGGCCCTGGTGTAGGGGGTGTCAGCGGCCCCCAGGTAGTCCACAAAGAGCGTGTCCAGGCGGGGCGTCCCGTCCCAGACAAGGCCCTTGAGATAGTCCTGTATCTCATTGAAAGCGTGGGCGGTGGAGTGCAGGGAAAGCGCCCCGTCAATCTTGCCGTTGCCGGTGATGTGGTGGTAGCGCTCCATGTACCAATAGAGGCCCTGGTTGTCGTTGTCATCCCAAAAGCGGCGGCCCGTCCGGGCGTCCCATGGCAGGGCCCCCAGAACCTCACCACGGCCCGCAAACTGGTTGAGGGCAAACTTGCCTTTGAGGAGGGGGTCATGCTCCAGGATAATCCACACATTGTCAATGGTGGACTTGGGCAGGCCCGTTTGGGTGTTCACGGCCAGCTTGCCCATCCAGTTGGCGGGGTCCTCATCGTTGGTGCCGGTGACACCCTCGAAGTCCTGCACGGCCTCCTGGTAGCGCTCCTGGCTCATCAAGGCGGCCACATCCTTGTCCTCCACGGCCAGCTCACACATGGCCTTGTAGGAGGGCAGGCGGTTGGTGGGGGTGCCAGGCTGGGCCTCATCGTCCTTGTCCCCAAAGCGGTGGAGGCGGACCATATCAAAGGCATTGACCAGGCGGTTGCTGCACGGGTCGGTGGCGTGGTGGGAATAGAGGAATTTGCCGTTGTCGTAGATGACAGCGCCGCCGGTGGTGGAGCCGCCCAGGTAGGTGTAGCGGCCCGGCATATTGTCCACCGGCTCATAGATGCCGGGGATGAGCTCATCCATGGCCCGGTAGATGTCATAGGTGCGGCAGAAAGCGCCCACCACGCCGGTCTTGCCCTCCGGGTCCCCCTGCTTGACGGCCAGCTTGGGCAGGCTCAGAGCGCCCGGCACCTGGGGCCAGGCGGTGCAGTCGGTCCAGTCATCGTATTTGGCCAGCAGGCCGTTGGCAGAGAGCAGAGGCTTGTCTTTCCACACATAGATGTATTGGCTGTCAGCGCAGCAGGACGGCCAATACATGAGGCGGGACACCTCAAAGGTGGTGGGGTCCATGAGCTCCAGGCCTATGTACTCCGCCATTTTGCGGGCACAGGGCTCATACTCATCCGCCGTCATGGTCCTGTCCGTGGGGAGCAGGACACGCAGGGGGGGAGCCGCTGGGCTGTGCTTACGGGTGCTGTAAATGCAATAGCCGCAGCCCAGGGCCTCCACCCGGCGCAGGACATCCTCCGTGCCCCCGGAGGGGATGTTGTCCAGGTCCAGGGTGATGACATCACGCCCGGTCACATTGTTGGCTTTGCGCCGGGGCCCGGACAGTGTGCCGGCCATAAAGCCGCCCACATCCTTGAGGTCATCCTGCTGGGCCTTTTTCATATTCAGATATGCAGCCAGGGTTTCCGTGCCTCTGGCGGGGGCCTGGAGCCGGGCCCACAGCTCTGAGATGAGCATGGTCTGGGGCGTCCAGGTCATGGCCCGCCGGTTGTTCCCGGCGGATATTGTAATTTTGCGGTCATATTGCATGGGGCGGCACCTCTTACTCTGGGTTTTTCTGTTCCTGGGTGATGCGGTCCAGCCAGCGCCGGAGCTTTTCCGCCTCCACGGCGGCGGTGTTGTCCCCGCCCATGGCGGCATCCAGCACCTTGAGGCACAGGCGGACATCCCCCAGCTCCTCATGCAGATGCTCCGCCGCCTGGGAGTGGGTCACAGGCGTGGGGTTTTCGCCCCGGAGCGCTCTGGCCATTTTGAGCGTGGCCTGGGTCAGTTCGGCCAGCTCCTCAGCGCATTGCTCCAGCACGGCGGGCAAGCCGATGGCCCCAATGACCTGGTACATCTCAGGCTGGATGCCCACGGGCACCGCCCGGTCATCCCAATACTCAGAGGCCCCCACCTTGCGGGGGGCGTTCTTAAAGGCGGCAATCCAGGACGGCAGGCTCTCATTGATGGCATCAAAGTGGAGCCCCCAGCTTTCACAGGCGGCCACGGCCTCCTGGAGCAGTGGCCCCTCCCGGCAGGTCCAGAGGATGAGGCCAGCACCGGCCTCCTGTTCCATCTTGGCCCTGGCAATGACGCCCCAATGGGGAGCGCCGATTGCCGGGTATGCGTTGTCACACAGGCAGCCGTCAAAGTCAATGGCAATGGCTTTCATCTGAAACACCTCCCGGTCTTTTTGTCCTTGAGTTCGATGCGGGCCAGCAGCTCAAAGCCGCTTTCCGCTATGATAAACTTGAGCACCTTGATGAGAAAATTGACCTTTCCCTCCAGGGCGGCGTCCTCCTGCATGATGGGCCGCAGGGCGTTGTATGCGGTGGGGTCAGGGTAGCCCTCCGCATTTTCCCAGGGTTTAGGGGTCATCTCGCAGCACCTCCTCCTACCATTTTTCAATATCAATGCCCTTTTCCTTGAGCTTGTAGCGCTCCGGGTAAAGGTCATCCATTTCATAAAATTCACGCATACGGCGGTGTTCTTTGGCCATGGCCAGGTAGAAGTCATGGAGCCGCTTTTCCCTCCATCCATAGCATTGGAATAAAGTCCAGAGGACCATGGTGTCCAGGTCCAGGGAGTAGCGCTTGTCCGCCTCTAAGCATTGCTGGTTTATCTCGTGCATCATGGCCTGCTCCATGGTCGGGGTCATCATCCCCCGGCCCAGATCGGAGAGCTTGATGTTGACGCTGGGGTCTTTGGGCACCTGGACGCCCTGCTTTTGCAGCTTGCGCCGCTCCCGCCTATTCATGGCGGCACTGGAGAAAATGCTCCGTGGGCTCCCAGTCCTCCATCACAAAAACGGTTTCCTCCGGTCCCAGGCCGTGGAGGTCACACACAAAGTCACCCTCACCCAGATACATGCAATGGTCACAGAGGTTGGGGTCACAGGTCTTGAGCGCCGCCCGGCGGCGGTTCTTTTTGTGTTTGCTCATAGGTCAAAGCCTCCTTTTTCATCTCTCAGCGGTGGCAATCTCACCGGCACAGGCCGCATAACCGGCCAGGTCCACAAAGCTGTCCGCCTTGTCCCCGGCTTTGATGCGGGCCACTTTGAGCAGCGCCATGAGCATGGCCACATCCTTGGATGTGAACAGCGTGCCCATGTATGCGGTCCAGAGCTGGGCGATGAGGCCAAAGCTGTCCTCCGGGGAGCCATAGTCCTGCTCCCGCTCACCACAGACGCAGACACGGGCGGCCTCTAAAATCTCAGCTCTTTTCATTGGGCACCTCCAGGTCATCAAACACCACGGGGACCAGCTCCTGCATCCGGCGGAGCAGCGGGATGGCCACCTCTCTCATCTGGGGGTGGGCCGCCGGAGCCGTGCGGAGCTTGAAGAAATGCCGCCATTCCCGGAGGTTGGCGGTCATCACCACCTCCGTCTTGAGGCTGTTGGGCAGCACAGAGCGGGCCTCTTGCGGGGAGCAGCCAAAGGTGAGCATGTCAAAATAGGCGTCCTCAGCACAGCGGCAGGCATCCCGCCAGATGTCCCAGCCGGGCGTTCCCTCTGCCAAAAAGACAGGGCGGATGACGGTGATTTCCCGGCCAAAGCCGTCCTTGGAGTAGTTGCAGTAGCGGGTGCTCTCCTGGCAGTAGGAGGCCAGGCGGTGCCGGACCAGTTCATGGGACACGCCCCGGTCACAGGTAAACTTGACGGTGATGTTGAAATGCTCCAGCACGGCCTCATGGCCCCGCTTGATGATGCCCGCCACAAAGGCGGCGGCGCTGGTTTCGGTGATTTTGTCCTCAGACTTGTAGCACACCCGGCCACACTTCTCAATGTGGTTGAGGACGGCCTTGCCGTCCACCGGGGACATGATTTCAAAACTGGGGGAGGTGATTTTCATGTTGGTGCCTCCTTATATTTTGGTTCCGCAAATAGGGCAGATGGTGCCGGTCAGCTTTATGCCGCAGTTTGGGCAGCGACAGCGTACAAGGTCAAAGCCGGTGTTGTTTTGGGCATCAGCCTCCGCAGCTTGCAGATTTTTAACGGCTTGTTCAAAATAGGTATCCTTGAGCTCTACGCCCAGGCCACGGCGGCCCATTTCTACTGCTTGATAAGGCACGGAGCCGATGCCGCAGAACGGGTCCAGCACAATCTCAGAGGGGGCGCTCCACAGGTCAATGCACCGCTCTATGAGGTCAAGCTGGAGCGGACAGATATGTTTTTCGTCCTTTTCATCCCGTGCGCTTTTACGCTGGAGGGTGTTAGACTGCCGTATGTCCATCCACACAGGGGATGCGTAGCGCTGCCATACATCCACAGGAAACTGCTCCGGGGTGTGTGCGATTGGCTCAGGGTTATCTCCAGGCTTGCGAAAAGTCACTACATAATCCGGCAGGCCCTGGCGGCTCATGGAGCTGTCTTTTCTAATCTGCTTATGTAGCAGGCCCAGGGCCTTAGTGCGCTGCATTTCAGTAACAGGGTTTTTCCACACGCACACCTCACTGTGATAGATGAAACCAGCGGCCACAAAAAGCCGGATGATGTCCCCACGAAAATCTTTCACGCCAATAAAACCATCTCTGCTTTTCATGGCGGGCAGGTTCATACAGTGGACGGATACCAGGCGGCCAGGCATCAGAACACGATACAGCTCATTGATGAGAAAAGAAAAATGTTGCTGAAATTCAGCATCATCCTTGCAGTTGCCCATGTCCCGGTCACTATCCGAGTAGGTGTACAGACTGGCAAATGGCGGAGAAAAAATAGAATAGTGGATGGAGCTGTCTGGAATACCCTGGAGAACCTCCACACAGTCACCCTGGTAAACGGTAAATCGCTCACCAATACATTGATTTAATACATTCATGCGGAAAATCCCTCCCATTTTGGAAGGTCCATAGCGGATGCCGGTGCGTACGGAGTTGCAATCCGGCAGGTGCTTTGGAGCTCTTTCTTTGTGATTTCTTTGGTTTGGGCAATCATGGCATCGTGCATCTTGGCGCAATCTCGCTCTTTTCGTTCAATGTTTTCTTTCACGCATCCCTCCCGGCTGCTAATGATGATGTAGACATCCACGGGTCTGGTCTGTCCAAAGCGCCAACACCGCCGGACTGCCTGATAGTATTGTTCATAGCTGTCAGACAGGCCAGTGAAAATCATGTTGTGGCACTGTTGCCAGTTCATACCAAAGCCCGCAATGCTGGGTTTGGTTACAAGGCAGTGATGTAGGCCCATAGAAAAGCCCATCATGGCGCTGCCACGGTGTTCTGCTTTATCGCTTCCTTTGACCTCCACAGCGCCATGAATTAGCTTTGTCAGCTCCTCACTTTCGGCGTTTAAGTCACACCACACCAGCCATTGCTCATTGGAGTTATTGACCAGATCGGCGGCAGCAGCACAGCGGAGAGAAAGAGTTTCTTTTCTGGCTTTGCGGCGCTCAGTCAGGGAAAGAGCCTCACCAGTGGGCGCTCCACCGTCCGCAATAATTTCATGGACCCGCAGCTCCGGTAAGTCGTAGCCCTCCGATGAGTAGCCCAAAGTTGCGGGGCTGTCCAGCACCACGGCCCAGGAGCCCATCCACTGCCAAAATATATCTTGTGCGTGGCCTTTCAGCCTCCATTTACTGGTCTGTCCACCATCATGGACAAAGAACATGGCCAGCATTTCAGAATAGGACATGATGCCTAAAAATTCAGAATGATTGCCCAGCTCCATAAAGTCATTGGGGGCGGGGGTGGCTGTGCAGGCCAGCCGGAATGGAGTGTTGCTGAAAAAATCAATAATCTGGTTTCTCACCTTGCCGGTGAAAGACTTGAGGATGCTACTTTCATCCAGGACCACGCCTTGGAATGAACACCCATTGAATTTATCCAGCTTTTCATAATTGGTAATATTGATGCCCGGCACCACATCCGCAGCGCTTTCGCACAGTTTGACTGAAATACCAAACTTTAGACCCTCAGCCACAGTTTGAGTAGACACAGCCAGTGGGGCCAGTATTAACACTGAGCCACCACGCTTTTGACAAATTTGTGAGCCCCATTCAAGCTGCATAGCAGTTTTTCCCAGACCACAATCCGCAAATATGGCCGCCCGTCCTTTGGCAAGAGCCCAGCGTACAATGTCTTTTTGGAATGGATAAAGCGCAGAGTTGAGTTGAGAGGTATCAACCTTGATGCTGTCATTGTGGATGGATGTTGTAGCTTTTGCGTTGATGAAGTCAATATAATTCAATAGTTTCACCTCTCAATCCTTTGTGAAGTAGTAGCCCACCCACCCGGCGGCTTTGAGGGGCAGGTCCAGGGCCCAGGGCACCGGCTCCCCCATGATGGAGCAGACGGTGGAGAGCATGGCGTCCTCCGTGTCCCAGGGGGCCACATCAATGACCACCTCATCATGCACATGGAACACCACGGGGAGCCCGGCGGCCTCCAGCCGGTCAATGGAGAGGGCCAGGCAGTCACGGGCAATGGCCTGCACGCAGTTCTCCACCAGCTTGCCGCCGTAGGTTTCGATGCGTTTCCAGCGCTTTGTTTTCTGGTCCATGCCCATGTAGGAGATGGAGGGCCGCCCCCATTCGTTCTGGCCGATGCCGGGGCTGATATAGTAGAGCTTGCGCCCAGAGGGGAGCCGGATGGTGAGGCAGTCAGTGCCGTTGTCATAGTCGTACTCACGGGCCAGCAGCAGGCCGTTGACGCCGGTACTGCCGCCCTCGGTGATGACCTGGACGGCGGCATTGTCCATGGAATACCACAGGTCACGGATGCGCTTGTTGGCCTCCCGCCAGCGGCTCACGATGTCCGGGAGCTCCTCCTCGGTGAGGCCCATGTCCAGGGCTCCCATGGTGATGAGGGCCCCGGTGCTGCCCTGGTAGCCCAGGGCCAGCTCTGCCACCTTGCCCTTTTGGCGGAGGGCGTACTCCGGGCGGCCCTTTTTGATGAGCTCCAGGGGGACGCCGAACATTTGAGAGGCGGATGCCTCATAGATTTTGCCGTGGGTGCGGAACACCTCCAGCCGCCATTGCTCACCGGCCAGCCAGGAGATGACACGGGCCTCAATGGCCGAAAAGTCGGCGTCAATCAGTACATGCCCCTCCGGGGCCACAAAGGCCGTGCGGATGAGCTGGCTGAGGGTGTCTGGCACGCTCCCATAGATGAGCCGGAGGGCATCCAGCTTGCGGCCCTTGACCAGCTCACGGGCCAGGTCCAGCGGCTCCGTGTAGGTCCGGGGCAGGTTTTGCACCGGCACCAGCCTCCCGGCCCACCGCCCGGTCCTGTTCGCCCCGTAGAATTGGAGCAGGCCCCGGACCCGTCCGTCCTCGCAAACAGCGGCCTCAATGGCGTCATACTTCTTGGTGGAGGTTTTGCCCAGCTCTTGCCGTATTTCCAGCATCCGGCTCACCTGGGGGCTGTTATCGTCACGGCCCAGCAGGCGGGCCACCGTGTCCTTTCTCAGATCGGCCAGCTCCTCACCAATCTCCTCCTGGAGCCAGGTGGTGAGTTGGGCCACGCTGTTGGGGTTGGACAGGCCGGAGAGCTGCATGGCCTCCGCCATGAGGGTCTGGCGCACAGTGTCCCCCAGAGAGAGGGCCCCGGTGACCAGCTCCAGGTCCACGGCCACGCCCCTGGCGTTGATGATGAGGTCCGTTTCCCATTGCTTTTGCACCCAATCCGGGACGGGGAAAGCGGACAGCCGCTTTTCAATCTCCATTTCGGTGACCACATCCTGCTTGCAGTATTCTTTGAAAAGCTCCCATTTGGCGGGGTCGTGCTGGGGCAGGTTGCGGCTCCGCTGGCCGTTGGCCTTGGAGGGCTTGCAGGGGACGCAGAAATAACGGATGAGGGCCTTGCCGGTGTTGAGCTTTTGCTTGTCCTGGGGGAGCCCCAGGGCCTTGCCGGTGGCGTCCAGGCCCGCCGTGTAGCCACAGTAGAGGCCATGGAACATGGTGCAGCGCCATTGGTCCGGCGGCAGGGTGCCCATGTACTTGGACAGACAGCCCCATTCAAAGGGGGCGTTGTAGGCGTGCTTGATGTACTCCGGGCTGGTGATGGCCTGGACCAGCCACGGGGGGAGCCGTTCCCCCCGTGCCAGGTCGATGATTTGAACAGGCGCACCATCCACGCTGAACGCAAAGAGCAGGATTTCAAAGTCCGGGCTCTGGATGTACTTCTGGGCACCGGCCTTTGCCAGCGGCACGCTGGAGTAGGTTTCAAGGTCAATGCTGAGATGGTGCATGTGTGGGCCTCCTTACATAGGCTGGCCAGTGATGGGGTTGATGCCGTTGTTGCCGTTCCAGGGCGGGGTGTTGGCGGGAGTGGGGGCGGCACCGTAGCCGGGGGCCGCCGGGGCACCGTAGGCCGGAGCGGCAGGGGCGGTGGGAGCGCCGCCAATCCCGGCAAAGTCGGAGGCGGCGGAGGCCTGGCCGCTCAAGGGCTCCCCGTCACGGGTCTTGAGGACATTGCCCAGGCCGCAGCCGATGCCCTTATTGCCGCTGTTGGAGTAGCCGAAAAAGCGGATGGTGACCCGGCCATACATCCCGCTGTAAATGTCAGAGGGGGCCAGCTCACAGTTGATGTTGTCGATGCCCACCACCTGGGGCTTGTTCTTGGTGGAGGCGGTCATCACCCAATGGCCCTTGCACTCATCGCCAAAGGGGACGCCGGACTTTCTCACGCCGTCACCGTCCCAGATGGGGACGGCCAGCATGGGAGGCCGGGCACCGTTCCACACCTTGGTCAAGGCCTCCTGGGCGGCGGCCTGGATGGCGGCGTCAATGTCCGCCTTGGTGGCCACATCCGTTTTGGGGATGAGGATGGTGACGGAATACTTGGGCTCACCGCCCTGCTTGGCGGCTCTGGGGGTGGTCAGATTGCAGTAAGACAGGCGGACCTCGCCGGTCAGCACTTTCATGGGGTCATTCTGATACATAGTCTTTGTTCTCCTTTTTGATAGATTGCCTTGTGTGTTGCGTATCAAAGGGCGGTGTCCGCCCATAGCGCCTTGATTTTCACCCAGCGCTCATGCCGGGCTTTGGCGGCCTTGACTTTGCGGGTCAGCCGGTTGTTGTTTTTGAGGGTTTCCACCACGGCGGGGTGGCGGCTCTTGGGGTTGCTCACCTTGCGCCAGCCGTCTGTAAACTCCCTGGAGGCCAGTTTCCAGGCGTCCTCACTCTCCTGGATGGCTTGCTCCAGGTGGGCGGTCAGCCGGTCAATGGCCTGCCGGTTGTCGAAGTCCCAGCGGTGCATCAGCTTGAACAGCTTGCGGGTGTTGGAGATGGTCATGTCACAGAGCCGGTCCAGGTAGATGTCCGCCCGGAAAGTGTCCGCCTGGATGTGGACCAGGGTGTCTGGGTCGGTGAACATGGGGCAGCTCTCACAGCGGTCCCGATCTGGCAGGGCGGAAATGTAGCTCCTGGGCTCCGCCACCTTGTACTGCACGGACCGTGTGCAGCACGGGGACACGGGGAAAACCGGGTCATGGTCTTTGCAGTCCAGCGGGACAAACGGGCGGAGGCCGGGCCGGGCGTGGGCACAGGTGTTGTATTTAAGCATCTGCACCCACCCCGGCGAAGTCCGTAGCGGCGGGGCTGTATGCCTCCCGTTTGTCGGAGGCAGGGGCAAGGGTGGGCTTGCCGGGCGGCTTGTAGACAAAGCTGCCAATCTTCTCCTTAAAGTCAGCCTTGCCCATCAGCTCCTCCAGTTGGGTGAGGGTCTTGGGCTTGCGCTCATAAACCACAGCCTCATCATAACCGGCGGCAATGACCGCCTTGATGGCCTCCTCCTGGTCAGTAAAGGTCCGATTGCTCCGGCCCTCCACCAGTTTCCATCCGGGGATGGCTTTTCCCTGTTTCAGGGCCTCGGTGGCATAGTTCTCAAGGTCCGTGTACCATTGGACCAGAAACTTGCCCCGATACAGGAGGGCACCGATTTCCTCATCAGAGAGGAGCGGGTGGATTTCCTCCCCGGTGAGCGCCCCGGTGTGGGAGTGCTCCTGGGGGACCAGGGCATCCTCCGGAATACTCCCGGCGGGCACACAGTCCTTGAAGTCCTCCAGGGCGGTGTTGATGTTGGCACGGGCCCGGCATTGGGCCTTGCCACGGCAAAAGCGGCAATGGTCGCCGGGGACAAACTCCCCCAGGCCGGAAAAGGCTTTCTGGGCAATGGGCTTGATGCTCTCGCCCCAGGCCCGCAGCTCCTCAACGGTGATTTCATCCGTGGTGTAGCTGTCAAGCCGGGGCTGGTCAATGGTCATGCGGACCCGCTTGATGGTGTCCCCGAACACGGGGGCATAGCGGTGGAGAGCGCCCAGGGCGTAAAGCCGCATTTGGGGATTGCCCACGGCGGACACGGGGACACCCTTGCCGTGCTTGTAGTCCACGATGCTGAGGAGGTCGCCGCCGATGATGCAGCAGTCACAGGTGCCAAAGCCCTCCGGCACATAGTCCGAAAAGTCCACCTGGACCTCCACGGCCACGGTGGGGGCGGTGTCATAAGCCATGACCTGCTCCGTGATATGTTCCAGGTAGAGGTCCGTGGTCTTGTCCATCTCCGGGGTGTAGAGGGGGTCCTTTTTGAGCTTGTTGAGCCGGGTGTTGTAGGTCCGGGTGCTCATGGGGGTGCATTTCTTGGTGACCTTGAGCTCACCAATGGCGTGGGCCAGGCGGCCCTCCTCCGCATACTCGCTGGTGCTCTCCGGCAGGCCCTCCTCAAAGCGGGGGGCCGCCGTGCATACCAGCCAGCGGGAGGCGGAGGACGCCGAAAGCAAGGCATGTTTGACAGGGGGCATGGTAGTACCTCCTTAAATCTGAGCGCCCAGGGCCCGGAGCTCGGTGGCGAAAGCGCCGTACTGCTCCGGCTGGAGCTGGGTGACGGCCTGCACACCGTAGCGGCCCAGCAGCTCCAAAAGCTGCTGCATCTTCCCAGCATCCACCAGGGAGGCCCCGGCACGGGAAATTTGGTCCAGGGTGTAGGTGGGGGCTCCCGTCACGGGCACGGTGGGGGCGGGGGTGTTACCAGGGGCGGCAGATGTCTGGCCAACAGTCGGCGCAGGGGCCGCCACAGGAGGCGTTGCGGTAGGGGCCGGGGTCTGGGTAGGGGTGACCGGCGCAGGGCTCACAGGGGCCGCAGGAGCGGGCGCAGGGGCCGGGGCGGTGGGATAGCTGGCCACCGGCAGGGGCTCATCCGGGGTCAAGATGTCGGGGTCCGGGCCGGAGGCAATGGCCTTCGCCAGCTTGAGGATAGAGGCGGCCAGATCGGGAGCCTCAACGGTGATTTTCATTTCCATCATGGATGTCATCCTCCTTTTTGTTGTCTTTGCAGTCACATTTTTCTCCGGGGTCCAGGTTGGCCCCGCAATAGGGGCAGGTCCAGTAGTAGGGCATGGCTCAGTCCTCCAAAACGCTTGTCCAGTAGTCAAAGCGGTCCATGACCTTGCGGGAGTGGTCGGTGGAGTATGTCCCGGCGGCCCACAGGTTTTGAGCGCCAGAGGGGCCGCAGTTGTAGGCCATAACGGCCAGCTCCGGGTCCCCGTATGCGGTGAGGTAGTCGGAGAGGAACAGGACACCGGCCTCAATGTTCCCGGCGGGCGTCATGGGGTCAATCCCTTGCTCCAGGAGCCACCCATGGTTGACCTGGTTGATTTGCATGAGGCCATAGTCATTGGTGCTGCTGGCGGCATCCGGGTCAAAGCGGCTTTCCACATCGGCCACGGCCAGCGCCAGGGCGTATGGGACGCCGTACTCCTCACAGCAGGCCTGCATGGTCACCTGGAGGTCATAGTCCAGGAGGTTGCCGTCCGTCACGATGTCATCCCGCCAGAGCACCGCCTCCGGGGTTGGGCTGGGCGTGGGGGCCACGCTGGGCTCCGCTGAGGGCTCCGGGGTGGCGCTGCTCTCCAGGACCGGCTCCGGGAGGGTGGGCACCGCTTTGTCAGCGGCGCTCACCCCCACGCAGTAACCAGCGGCGAAAATGGCGGCGCACGCCAGCGCCAGGATGATGACCGGGCCATAATTGCGGCGGCGCTTGCGCCGGGCATGGCGGCTGGGGGCTCTCTGGCCAATCTCATGGGTGGTCACGGAGCTCACCCCTTAGTTGCCGATGCGGCGGAAAAGCTCCTCCGCCAGCTCTCGGACGGTGTACTGCTCCAGGGGGTTGGTGTCCTCAGCCTCCACGGTGAGGGAGGAGGAAATGAGGAAAGCGGGGCGGGACCCGTAGGAGCGGCCGCAGAGGCTGCGGAAGATACCGCCATTGGAGTACAGCCCCATGACCCATGTGTCATCCTCATTGACCTTGGGGGTGCTCCAGGGCGTCACGGACCACTCAAAGCGCTCCGGCAGGGGCAGGATGTCATGGTACTTGCGGAGCTCGTCCAGGGTCAGCGGGGCCACCTTGCAGTCACAGGTGCCATACTCCGTGGAGCCGTTGAGGGCGGTGAGGTCCACGGTGCGGGTGATGACCTCATCGGGGTTGCCGTCCGTGAGGCTCCGCAGGTAGGGGCCATTGAGGTGGGCCCGCAGGGAGCTGGCGGCAAAGTTGTTGGTGCTGCCAAAGGCGTGGGTCATCTGCTCCAGGTGGAGCAGCAGGGTGCCGTCCTTGCGGTGCTCCAGCACCAGGCAGGGCTCCCCGTGGTAGTCCACGGTTTTGCCGGGGGCGATGTTCAAAAGAGCGGTTTTCATGGTGGTGTCCTCCTTACTGTTCGGTTTCGTCCTCATCATCGTCCCCGGAGATGTCAATGAGGTTTTCCGCCTGGACGATGATTTCAGAAACGATTTGACGGATGGGCAGGCCGGTCTTGAAACGGAGCCGCCGGACCACTTTTTCCGCCTCCGGGGTGAGCCGGACGGTGCCGATGCACTCATCGGAGCTTGTTCGGGTCCTCAAAATAATGGGTTTCATGGTGTGCCTCCTTTGATTTTGTGAAAAGCGGTGATGCGGGTATGTAACCTCAGCGGCTCTGCTTTCCCCTCCGCTCAAGTTCCTGTTGCATCCTGAGCTGGGCAAGGGTAGCATCATACTGCAATCGCTGGTCCGGGAGGCGGACCCCAGAACGGCCCCGGCGCAGTTCCGTGTAGAGCGTGGACAGCGGCACATCAAGGGCCTCTGCCATGTCTTTGACCGTTTTGCCTTGCTCCCAAAGCTCCTGGAGTTCCTGCCGGGCCTGGAGCGTTGCGAAAGCGTAGCTCGCCATGTTTTCACTTCCTTTCCTATGGGGTCAGGTTGTCTGGTGGGCTCCGCCTGAGCGGAGCCCGTTGACTTATTTGCGCCATTCAGCACCCAGGAGGCCACAGATGGAGGTGGGGAGGTCAAAGGGGATGACCTTTTGCTCATTGCACTTGTCCAGCATGGCGGTGATGCCCGCCAGCATCCAGTCATCAACATCCTCCTCACGGTCCGTGAGGATGTCCACCGCCTGGACAAGCTCTTTGATGCACTCCAGCATCACTTTGGCGTTGTTTTCAGCGGTGAGCACCATGCACTTTATCTGTCCATCATCGGGCTCGGCCTGCATGGCTTTGACGGCGGCATCCTCTTTTTCCTTGTTGGCCAGCTCCTTGACGTACTCCCCGGTAAACCAAAAGGTGACCCTCTGGAGCCGCTTGGCAAGTTTCTTGCGCTCATCACTGAGCTCCTGGGTGGGCTCCTGGGTGGGTTGCTCAATCCAGATGTTGACCGTTTCAAGGTGGCTGCTGTCCAGGTTTACCTCCAGCCGGTCACCCAGGTCACAGATGTAATCACAGTGGTGGCCCTCAGCGGTGCTCCGATAAACGGGGTAACCAGCCCGGCTGCTGCTGTGCTCATCCTTGACGTAATCAGTGGGGAAAATCTCATTGACTTTGTTCCAGGCCTCCTGCTTGCTGGTGACTTTCATGGTGCATCCTCCTTGATATAAAAGAAAAAAGATTAGCTCGCTGGCACCTTTCGGTGCCTGCAAACTAATCTTAGTGCTTACCAATCTCCGCGTTGGAAGATACGGGCCTTGTTTCCCGGGGAAAAATGTGTTAAAATCAGACGCTATGAATACAACTTTGACTTTTGAACAACGCTATGTGCAGGCGCGCAGACGCTTCATTGCGGCGGACTTCGCGAACCTGAACGATATGCAGAGAAAAGCGGTCCTGGCTACGGAGGGCCCACTGCTGCTGCTGGCCGGTGCCGGCAGCGGTAAAACTACGGTGCTCATCCACCGGATCGCAAATCTCATCCAGTACGGCCGCGGGTCCGATACCGACGAGGTGCCGGACGCGGCGACGGAGGCGGACCTTGCGCTGCTCGAGCGCACGGCTCTGACACC